AGATGCTGATATCATGTACAAGACAGATCTATTCATTGCTTGTTCATGTTGAATATAAAAATTTCTGTATTTCTGTATTTCTTTAAGATCGGACCCGCTGGTTGACCACCATGTTTGATCAAACACAGTTGACTTTATATTTTTATACTTTGGATCTGTTTGCTGTAAATCCGCCCAACATGTGTCTTCCACTATTTTGTCAAATCGTTGCGGGTCTGCCCACTGCACTAAAAATAAGTCAGACTCTTTGGCCGTCAGTGCCGCCTTGATTACACAATTAAAAATATACTCGTTGCCAGCACCAATGTGTCCAAAATTAACAACAGGTGTTTGTGTTATTGCTTCTAATATCTGCGGCCATTCTGGCCATATATGACCAGCAGCAAATCCGTCGCCAAATGTGTAAATCATTCTACTTTCTTCAGACCTGCCAGCATTGCTTTGAGTTTGCTGTTCTGTGCTTCACCATCCGCTCGCACCAAGGGCTTGTCCCACACATGGGTACCGCCTTCGGGTTTCTTCCAACCTTGATTGGCTGCACTGCCGCCGTCACCATCCACACTGCTTTTGGCTTTGATACTGGCCATGATACTGGTGGTCTGTGGTTTTAAGAATCCCGGCGTGCCCTGTGCATCTTCTCCGGGATCTGTAATTCTTAGACTTTCCAGATTAAAATCAAGATCAACTTTCATACCAACGCCACTGCTGCTTCGAGTTTTCATCAACTGAATCTGATAGCGTCCCCGTTCTCTCATTGCACGACTGGTAAAGATACCAAACACATTATCCGCAGTATTGATCTTACTAATACCACCACTGATATGGCTGTGGTCAAACTCAACTTCTTCTACCGCACTGCGATTTAACTGACTGGCAGTTATCATCAAGATATTAAACTCTTTGGCCAAGTTGCGCAGTTCTTCTGAAACATACTTGTCTTTGACAAACAGGTCGTTGGGACTAACTTTGGCGCTGACTGGCATGACCAAGTCCAAGTAGTCTACCATGATAAAGTCTGTTTTACGGCCTGTCTGTACTTCCAGTTCTTTCAAGTACGCACGAATTTGATTCACATTGCTCTGTGCTGGCATGTACTTGATACGGAGGCTACCGCTCTTCTTGCCTGCCATTTTGACTTTGAGTTCAACATTGTCCAAATCTCTGAACACTTCTTTGGTGCTGACATTTGCCACCATACTGTCCATACGCATGGCACACAGTTCTTCGCTGAGCTCCAAACTTAAAAACACACCATTGAGTCCTTGTGTGACCCAGTTAATGGCAATGTTCTGCATGAACAAACTCTTGCCCGAACCAGATCCACCAGCAAAGATATTAAGTTCACCTCGATTCATACCACCAAACAATCTTTGGTCCATGGTCGGCCAGCCTGTACTTACTTGTCCGTTGTTGCTTTTGATTTTCATCAGTCGAGCTCTGGGATCTTCAAAGTATTCAGTGCCCATGTCTTTGGTCAGACTGATCTGCACTGCATCTTTGATGATCTTTTCCACTGGATCATATTCACCCTTTTCCAACATGTCTGCGCATTTTAGAATGGCTCGTTCCAGTTCTTGTTTTTTAGTAAAGCCTTCAAACTCTCCCATGAACCAATCATAATGACTGTCAGTCAAATCTGGCAGTGGCTTTAACGCCACAGTGGTCACAGCTAAAATCTGTTCAGCAGTGGGCATGGCTTTGTGTTCATCCACATGCTCTTTGATAAACTTGGCCGCACTGCGGATGCTTCTGTCAAAGTTCTCTGGATTATAGATGTTCTGGACTCGTACATAGCTTTCGGATTTTTGGACCATCATTTCCAAAAATAGTCGTTGTAGGTCAGTGGTGTATTCTTTAGTCATAATGATTGGAATATTTCCTTAAATTTCTCTTTATATATTAATAGTTCTTTTAAATTTTTTGTGTTTCTGCTAATTAGTTGTTCTATTAGACTGTGATTTGGTATTATATCAAGTCGATGACAAAGTAAGTTGTACTTATCAACCGTGTTATTAAAATTAACAAAAAAATCATCGTAATGAATTTCGATATCCGTACTGGGCAAGTTATACTCTTTACTCAATAATAAATTAAGATACTGTTGTCTGGTAGATGTGTTTATTTTTTCATTTTGTTTTATGAGTGAAATATCTAACCAATACAAATTTTTATTTTTTAATCGTTGAATTAGCTGAATTTTTTGAGATCGATCCATGTCAACTGTTCTAAAAGACAACTCCGCCATATTAGCATGGGTTACTGTGTTTAACAAAACTTTTCTAAGAAAGTCATAGGTATGACAATTATCAGACACTGTAATTTTAACGAATCGAACAGATTTGGCTATTTTATTAAACTGTTCCATTCGGTTGGGAAATTTGTATAAGTGATATGGTATGCTGATATTTTTAATTTGATTGTGCTCGCATATTTGTTCAAACTCAATTAAATCAGTTTCAAAATTGCTGACTATTAGGCTACGAGAATTGAAAAACTTTTGTAGTTTGTCTGTTGAATTTTGCATGTTTTCATGTAGCGGCGTTTCGGCAAAAAATCCAGAATGACTACTTATAAAATTACTAAAGTATTCTCCTCCGGCGCCGTCTGCATAATCAATGATTATTAATTTATCTAGCATACTCGATTAATTGTTTAATCGCAGCGGCCCATATCCTGTGCGTTTTAATTCCGGGTTGAGTTCCACTTACATCTAGGTCCACATGTGGCATTAAATTTAACATTCCTTTATATTTTATACCCTGGCTAATATGTAATATATCGGTTCGTAATTCTTGAACCTCAGAAAGTAATTCATTTAAATCTTCTTGCTCGGGCCGATCGATCCAAAAGAAAATTATTTTTACTGATGGATTGTATAATGGGCTATTTAAAAAGTTTTTAAGATTTTTTACGCTGCAATTATTTAAATATTCTCCAGCTAGTCCATAATTATGTGCATTTGAAAAATGTGACACTAGTGTATCTTCTTCGTTAATGCCAATTCCAAATATAGTACTAGATCCAAAAAATGCAAAGTCGGGTACGCCAGCGTAGTCATGTTTCCCCCTGAATCCTTGCGTGTTTATGACATAAGATATTAATCCTGTTTGATCTTTGCCCCAACGAGTTATAATTTTTCCTCGCTGATCATATAAAAAAGAGTTGCTATTTTGGATAAGCATTATATCTTACCTGCTATCAATTTAATTTTCAAACTATTTGATTCTTTGCCTTCGAGTATGGCCTTGATCACAAATAGTTTACCATATTTAATCACTGCTGCGTTGACATCTTTGCAGGTCTCACGCCAAACTGGGAACGACACAGACCAGCCGTATTCAATGGCCTGTTCGACTGCGGCCAGTCCCGGCCACACTGGGCGGCCTTGTTTATTTAAGTGCTGGTCAAAGTCCGGCACATATATCACTTCTCGACCCAACCCTTCAATAATTTCTGCTTGCTGCTCACTGATTTCATTTGTTTGTACACTGACTCCATCCACGCTCATGGCATCAAAAGGTCCTTCTACTACCAACACAAACTTACTGTTGGGCAGTTGATTATCCATGTTGAACACAAAGTTGGCCGGATGATTGCTGTGGTATTTGGGTTTAATACCATCCACTGTGGCTCTGGCAGTGTATCCCACTGTTTCGCCTTTGTAGACAAAAGGCACAATAACTCTATGATTTAGTTTGTGTTCTATTTCCGGAGTCCAATATAAATTATACTTGATAGTATCAATTTTTCTATCCAGTGAGTAGTGTACTGCATCAGTAAACAATTTTGGCGTGTTTTGATATTCTGCCAGTTTATAAAATTCGGCCAAGGCCAAAAAGCTCTGAGCTTCCTGGGGCAACGATCTGGCCTCAAATACTATTTCTTCGTCGGGTGCTCGGATATCTTCGGGTCGAATTAATTCTTTAACTCGAATAGCCTCAATTACCAATCGCTTGACTTCTGTTGGATCTGCACCCAACCAATTTAGTAATTTACGAAATTTAAAACTTAGTGGTCTGCCTGGTTGATAACTGGTTTTAAATTGGCAATTGAAACAATGGTAACTGACCCCACCATCTGGATTGGTAATAACTCCGCCACGACCTCTGGTATCTGGGCTATCACCATTATGATGACAGCAGACTGCGTTGAAACTGATCCAACCAGCTTGGCTACGGCGCCGCTTAGATGGCAGTATACTTAGAGTGTAATCCTGAACAGCGTTGAACATTTAGTTAGTATACACTAACGATTGGTTGAAATCAACTGGTTTGATTAATAAATCTCAATTTATGCTGTTTGAATTGCGGTTACAGAGAATGTCAATGTAGCTGTTATATTGCTGCCAATGCCAGATGCTGTAGATATCACAATGTTTCCGCTGTTTACTGTGGTTACAGTTGGGTTGCCTCTGATATTGCCGCCGGTTATAAACATGCCCGCAACAATACCAAGGTCTGTGGTACTACCAACAATAGTAGTGTTGCCGGTGGTCATTGTAAACACGCCTTTTAGCACGTTTTGATTCATTGCGCTCTGATAAACAGTACCACATTCTGTTAGTGTAATGGCAGTACTGCCGCCTGCAACTGGCAGGACTGAAATTCTATTTCCAATGCCAGTCATGTTTATATATGTGGGAAAGTTTGCGGGAATCATTGCGCCCACATTGGAGGTCAATGTTGCTGCCGCATTGATAGCGTAAACACAGGCTGCGTTTGCTACCACCTTAACTTTGGTGCTGTTAATTGTGTTGGTGTTCCCGGCCACATTGGCTGCGATTGCGGTAACTATTGTATATGATGCCATATCTGAATCCTGTTTATATGTTATTTATTTAAAGTTGTAGTTTGGCGTATTCAGTAGGTATGCCCGTTTTTGTGCGGAGCTTCTTTTAGGACAGCGTTATATTGGCCCATTTTGTGCCATTATACACCTGTATGTTTCCAGTGGTGAAATTGAACACCGTCATTCCTCTAGATGTTGGAGTTATTGCATTTATTTGTGTAGTGGTCAAATTGGCGAATTGTACCACGCCGGTAACTGATATGGAATTGGCAGTGATATTACCAGCACTAATATTACCTGTTGATGTAGTTAGGTATGCGGCCACATTGGTATTGCTGTAATTGGGCAAGGCGTATCCGCCAGCAGTTACACCATCGTGTACCACCAATGTATAATTAGTGGTGTTAACGGTAATTTCGCCCTGTGCGCCAGTGTAGGTTGAATTTTGTGCAGTATTGCCGCGTTTCCATTGTACTGTTTTACTCATTATATATTCCCAAAAT